CGTTCATAACTTCCTCGGAGATGTCAACTGCCGCGTCGGTGACGGGCGTTTCGACGGCGGGCTCCACGACTTCGGGAGCGGCTTCCTCGGCCTTGCGGGATTTCGCGGGTTTACGCATAGAGTTGGAGAAGTTGTCAAAGCGGGCGCGGGCCTGCTCGGGGGTGATGGAGGCGGCGGCCTCGAGGTCGTCTTCGATGCCGTCGATGAAATTCATGCCGAGGGCTTCGGTGGCATCGAGCCAAGTTTCCTCGTCCATCATGGCTTCGATCTCGCCGCGCTCGCGGCCGGTCTTGCGGACGTAGGCGTTGACCAGGGTGGCTTTTAGTTTGTCGAGGACGTCGGCCTCTTTGCGGAGGTCGTCGGCGTCGCCCATGGCCATGGACCAGGGGTTGTGGATCATGAGCATGGAGTTGCCGGCCATGAGGACTTCTTCCCCGGCCATGGCGATGACGGAGGCCATGGAGGCGGCGAGGCCGTCGACGTGGACGGTCAGGCCGCCTTTGTGCCGGCGGAGGGCGTTGTAGATGGCGGCGCCTTCGATGACGGAACCTCCGACGCTGTTGATGCGGAGGTGGATGTGCTGGTCTTTGAGCTTGCGAAGATCCGCGACAAAATTCTTTGCCGTAACGCCTCCGAAGCCGATCTCGTCATAAATAGAGACCTCGATGCCGCTGTCTTCGGCTTCGCTGTTGCGGGGCGCTGAAATTGCATACCACGTCGGGTTCATTGCGCTTGCGGCGGTGTCAATGCGGCGGGCGTGACCGGCGCGGGATTGGGATTGAAGGTGGCGATGCTGTCGGCGCTGATGCCGAACTCGGCGGAGAGGTCGGCCAGATACTTGGCCTCGACGGCGCGCTGGCGAAGCTGGTCTTTCCACTCAAGGCCGCGCTCGCTGTAGTCTTCGCTGTAGGTGCGGAGGCCGGCGCGGACGTCGTTCAAGTTGGCGGCGGCTTCGCGGCCGTAGTCCACAGACGCAGCCGCCGGGCGTTGCCATTCGACGCGCCACCAGTTGTCGTTTTGCGGCAGCAGGCCGCGCTGCATTGCCAGCGTAATCGTGTGGGCCCAGACGCGGGAGCAGAGGCGGTCGATGAGCAGGGCTTGGCGCTGCTCAAAGGTGCGCTGGGCGCGGACGAGGACGGCGCGGAGGGCGGCGCCACCGGCGTCGGCGGGGCGGGCGGCGAACTCCCAAGGCACGCCGATGTTGAGGCAGACCTCGCGGAGGAGGACGTCGCAGAACTCGCGGAAGTTTTGTGACGGGCGGTTCGAGGTCCACGAGATGAGGTCTTCGCCGCGGCCGCGGCGGGGGATGGCGCCGCCGGCGTTGCCGAGGCTTTCGACGGTGACCTCGCTGTTGTCCTGGGTGTTGACGCTGGCGGTGGATTCGCCGAAGAAGTCGGCGCCCTGGGGGTTCGAGGACTTGATGGCGAGGGCGATGTAGGAGGAAATTTTTAGCGCCATCTTCTCAAAGCTGACGGCGTCGGAGACATCGCGGAGGTGATTGATGGACGGGGCGAGCGGGGTGACGTAGCGGAGCTCGTCGCCTTGGCTGGCTTCGCCGACGTGGATGAGTTGCTGCGCGGGGATGTCTTCGAAACGCTGGGCGGCGTCCATGCCGTCGCCGATCAGGTGGCGGTAGAAGATGGGGCGGAGTTGGTCGTTAACCACCACGCCGTCGATGATGTTCTGGCCGCCTTCGCGGGCCTGCGGGTTGCTGGGCTCGTAGATCGAGGAGCGGGCGTCGCCGATGCGGTGGGCGAGGATGAGTTGCAGCGCGGGGTAGCCAGTGCTCTGCGCGGTGGCGCGGAAGAAAACTTCGCCGTCGCGGTCGATGGCGACGGAGGCGATGCGCTGCATTTCGCGCCAGGTGTAGCGGCCTTGGATGTCGGCCACGCGGGACCATTGGTCGAAGAAGGTTTCGGCGGCGTTGTCCCACGCTTCGTCGCCAGATCGGGCTTGCGGGCGGATGCCGGTGCCGGTGGCGTAGCGGGCTTTCTCGCTGATGAGGCCGCGGACGAAGGGCATGTTGTTGTAGACCCAGCGGGAGAGTTTCATCAGGCGCTCGCGGTCGGCGCCGGAGACGTCGATGTGGCTGTCGACGGCGGTGGCGTTATACGGAAAGCGGCGCTGGATGGACGGGCGCGCGGCGTCGTAGCTCTGGGCCTTCGGGCTGAAGGCGCGTGTCACAAGTTTCCAGCGGTCGGCGAGTTTCATACGAGCGGGTAGTTGAAGGCGGCGATGGTGGTCTTGTTCGTCTTGCGGGTCAGCCAGAGCTCAAGGTCGGCGGCGGAGAGGTCTTTGATTTGCTTCCACGCATAGAAGGCGAGCTCGGCGACGGTGCCGGCGGTCTGGTCGGGCGGGAGGCTGTAGCTGTAGGACTTGCCGCCCATGCTGGCGGAGACCAAGACGCGGCCGCCTTCTTTGGCCACGGTGAAGTTATTTGCCGCGATGGTCTCGAGGGCGGCGACGGTTTTCAGCGCGTCCTTGTTGTTGGCCACCCAAACACTGAAGACAAAGGAGCGCGGAGACATGCTTCCCCGCGGCGGTGTCAATCGGCGGGCGGGTCGTCGAGGCGGGGCTTGATGATGTTGCCGTATTCGGCGAGGGCGAGGATCATCAGCTCGCAGTCGAGCATGTGGTCGGGGCGGCGGCCGATCTGCTTCCAGATGTAGTTCTCGCGGCCGGTGAGCGGGGAGCGTTTGACGACTTTGCGGTGGGCGTCGAGGTGGGCTTTGTATTCTTCGCTGGCGTCGGCGGCCACCGTCCATGCTGGGCCTTTGCCGCCGCGGAGCCACTCGAGGACGTCTTGCGCGGCGGGTGAGCTGAACAACATGAGGAAGTAGCCGCGGCGGTAGGGCTTGAGGACGCTGATGGCTTTGCGGAGGGTTTTGCCGAATTTCACGCCGTAGCCGTCGGCGCGGTCTTCGCCTTTGGCCGGGATGTAGCGGTTGCGGAGGCAGACATCGAGCACCTCGTCGGTGCGGAAGCCGGAGTCGACGACGACGAGTTTGGCCATGGTGCCGCCGATGTTTCGTTGCTGGTCAAGGCCGAGTTCTTGGACTTTGAACTCGAGGTCGGCCCAGGTGGTGAGGCGGCCTTCGTCGATGAGTTGGCTGCTGCCGTCTTTGGCGAAGGCGCGGCAGGCGAAGTAGAAATGGTCCTGCTGGACGTCGACGGCCATGATGCGGGCGGTCCCCTCCTCCGGCGCGGCGCGGAGTTGGTATTCGCCGATGGTGAGCGGGCGGGATTCGTCGGTCATGGCATCCTCCCACGGCTCGGCGAGGATGCTGTTGACGAAGTCTTGGAGGCCCATGAGGGAGGATTTGTCTTGGAGGAATTTGACGGCGAGGGCGCCGAAGCTGCGGCGCACGGAGTAGAGGGCGGAGAGGTGGTAGCTGCGGTGGCCCGGGAGGGCGTTGGTGTTCTCGGCGCGCCATTCGCCGCCGCGTAGCATTTTGGTCTTGAGCGCGTCGGTGAGGTGGCCGGCGCAGTGCGGGCACTCAAGGCGTGCGGTTTCGCGGACGCGCTTCAGATCCCAGGTGCCGTCGTCGAGTTTGGCGGCGTCGTCCCATTTCATCATGGGCCACGCGAGGAGGGTCATGGCGGAGCAGTGCGGGCACGGGAGCCAGAACCGGCGCTGGTCGCCTTCGAGCCAGGCTTTCCAGATCGAGCCTTCTTGCGTGGTCGGCGTGCTCGTCATGACGATCAGGTGCATCGGGAAGGACGCGACGCGCTGGACGGCGAGTTGGACGGCGGCGGCTTCCTGCTTGGTTTTGGTTTTGTATTTGTCGACCTCGTCCAAGCAGAGGAGCGAAATGGAGCGGCCGGCGAGGTTACCGGGGGAGTTCGAGCCGATGAACCAGAGGTGCATCCGCTGGAACGCTTGGTCGAGGTTTTTGAATTTGTCTTTGTTGCGGGGGAGTTGGGAGCGGAGGACTTCGTTGTCGTCGATCATCACTTGCCAGCGGGACTCGGAGAAGGATTGGGCGTTGGTCTGGGTGTCGAGGACCCAGAGCGCGGGGGCCGGTGCGCGGACGAGACGGTAGGCCATGCCGACTTGGA